AGAGTAGATCGTCGGCAGCGTCAGATGTGTATAAGAGACAGCTTTAGGACCAATTAAAGAACCAGCTTTAGTTTCAATATTACTTTGAGTAACTAAATATCCATTAGATACTAATAAACTTCCAGAATCAACTTGAAAATTACCGTTTCGATTAAAAGTCCAATATTTTGAATCACCAGATTCGTTGATATAGTGAATTTTAAAACTACCTTCGTTTACTAATGTACCAGCAGAAAAAGTTCCATCTTTATAGCGTTGTTTAATCAGCGGATGATATTCTGAAACAGAAGTAGTTGAACTCAAATCTGTAAAGATAGGAGCTTTATTTAGGTGTTGATTTGCCCACGCACCATTACCAGCTGTTTTAGGTAAAAATTCAATATATTTTCCTGCATAAACAAACTGATTTCCATTGAGATTGTATGTACCGTTCTGTAAATAATCTCCAGTTTGAGTGATATTACCACTGATATTACCACCAGTGGAAATGCTTAAATCAATGATATTTCCTGAATCATCTTTAGTAAAAAGTGTTCTATCTTTTAAGTTTATAGCCAATTCACCTTCGGCTAATACTGAAGCAGCTGGACGTTGACCTGCCGTTTTGCTTCTTTTAAATTGTATTTGTTTTAAAGTAGCCATAAGTCCTCTTAATAATAGCCGAAATCTTGAACAGAATCCTTAATTACGATTTGGTCAAATCGCGGAACATGCGAGGGTTGAGATGCAGGATTCTGTGAAAAAAGGTTTGGCGCAGTTAAATTTCCTGTCATAGTGTCTCCAGAGCGTAATACTCTAGAGTTTGCATTTGTTGTAACAATATTTATTGCTCCATCAACATAATCTTTTCTCGTAAGGTCATAATTATTTACTGGTGATAACGAAGTTGCGCGTATTTGTGATGCTTCAATTACACCCTTTGAGCTAATATCTCCGTTTCGTGTGTTAATTACTACAGTTCTACCTGCTGCCCCTTGTGATGATTTAAAGCCGATACCATACCATGAAACAATATCCATATTTGTAGTATCATATGTAGCATTATCACCAGGACCGGCAAAAATACCGTTGTCACCTGACCCAGCACCAGGAACAGTCATTCCTTTATTAAAAATTACTTTATTTAAATATGTACCACCATTAGCTTTAGAAACGAAATCGTTATCAGCAGCTTGTGGTTTATTATATTCTGAATATATTTTAAATGATTTATAGAGTACATCGTCACCGGCTGGATTCAATGGAAAATTTCCTTGATGCCAAATGACAGAGCCTCCAGTTGTTGAACCTACTTTTAAATCAGCCATTGTATGCCCCTTTATTTTAATAGTATTTATAAAGAAAAAGGGAACCCGAAGGCTCCCTCAATTTAAACTTCTCTAAATTCCTGTCCAAACACTTTACCAGTTTTAGACGATGCTTGCGTAGGAAGTACCATTATATCCGGAGGTGAAGCAGATTCACAGATATAATTAACTCGAATACCATTGACGCCAAACTCAGCAGGTTTTGAAATGCCACCATTTCTTGACACTTCAGAAAAGCTTAAATTTCTCATACCGCCTTGACCCGCTTGTGCAGTTCTCTGTGCGTATATCGTAAATCCAACTGCATTTTCTGGAACAACTACATAATCTTCTTTTAATTCCCAAGACCCAGCTTGTCCGGTAAACTCAGCTTGTGTCGAGGAAATATATCCATTCGACGCATTATAAAAACGAATTGAAATATTAGTAGTTCCCAACGCTAATAAATCAGCATCAGCATATAGTTGTGCTTTAAGATAAAGAACATCTCCAGGAATTAAATTATAGTCAGAAAGTTTACTTATTGCAGATGCTGTAGGTAGACGTGCAATTTCGTTATTAGTTCCACCGACTGCTGACATAAATTGCTCAACGCTTTCATATGTTCTTTTAGGAAATCCTGTCGCTCCAACATCTTCTAAACTATCAAATACTACATCTAATATAGTTTGATAGTCATCTGTGCTTTTTCTGTTACTCAGTTTAACATGCTCTAGTGCGATAGCTCTTTTAGAAGAAGTGTAAAAGGCAGCATATGATACGTCAAATCTTGACAATAAAGAATCAGATGGAAAAGCAGATGTTCCTGCTGCTCTTAACCAAGATACTACTTCAGGAGGAAAATTAACCTTTCCGCTAGTTAATATAGCAACAAGTCTATTGTTTGAAAAAGAATTCATGAAACTAACAAAAGCAGCTGATGTAGTATCATTTGAAGTCGAAAAAGCATATGACTTACTATCAACTAATGCTCCAGTGAAAGGGTCAAAAACTCTTAAATGAAGACCTGCGCTAAATGTTTGACTTCCGACAAGATTATCCTGAAATTTAACATATGGTCCTGCTGTAGAAAGCGGGCAAGAACCCGCTATACTTATTTTATATCTTACTGAATTACTTTCCGATAAAAATGGCGTTTGGACATATCCTTGTCCAAACTCTGCCATAAATTTTTCCATAATACCTCTTATTCAACCCATTCAAATTTAACCGTTTTATTCACTGGGTCAGGAATAATGCGAACATTACCAATTCGTAAGAAATCACGAATAGTAAGATTCCCCATTATAGCATTATCAGATGGTAAAGCACCGATATCAGATGGCTGAGGAGGGTTACCTCCATCAAATACCTGAACAAAACTTGACCAAGAGTTTTTGGTTTTCTGCCATGTACGCGTCCAGCGAGTGGTACGTGCTTCTGGAGTCGTTGGATAAGTAATCCAATCTTGGTAAAGTGAATCGAGTGTGTTACCAAACTGAGTCAATGTACCAGGAGATTTAACCTCTTCGCCACGTTCTAAGTATGGAAGCCCAGTCACTTCATTAGTTTTTTCAACCATTTCAAAATAACCCGGGAACTGGTTATAAGTGGCTGAATCATTAATATCGATTGACCAGAATCCTACAGTATCAGATGTTGGCGCACGGGTATATAAGTCAGATGTTTTAACACCTTGAGAACGAATTCTCGAGTTAACAGTCAAACCATCTGAATTTATAGTAGCACCTTTGGCAATGATTAAGCTTTCACCAATCGTTACTTGACCGGATGCATTATTAATAGCTAAAGGACGTAATCCATTAAATCCGCCAGTCTGATCGCCTGATGCAGTAAGCATAAAATATGTGCTGCCACCATCATTCCTGATAAAGAATCCATAATCACCACTAATTGCTCTAAATGCATTTGCAGACTTGCTAATGAATTCACCATTGGCTGTAACTGAACTATTAAACGTTGAGACACCTGTAACGTTCAGAACACCACGAACGCTAGCATGGACTGATTGCATCGTACCTGAAATGTTGAACAACACATTATTTGACGTATCTCTTTGAGAATAGAAATGAGTGCCGGAAGCATCATAGAATTCTATAATCGTTGCGCGAGTTACATCAGAACCGCCGCTGTACTTATTACCCCATACACGAACATGCAATGCAGAATCAGCATTACTACCAGAAGCAGGACCTTTCTCAAATGTAAATCGAGAAGAAGTCGTTCCAGTGTTAGAAATAGACAATGTACTATTTGCCGAAACTGAACCACCAAACGTAGCAGTACTAGATGATACAAGAGGGGCACTCAGATTCGTTTGTTGGGTTAAGGTTAGTGAACCATTAACTGTCTGCGCAATATCCCTACGAATGAACTGAGATGAATCTAGACCATCCAATAAATTACTATCTACAGCTTTTGCTTTTAATGGCAAATAATTTGCTAATACACGGTTTAATTCATATGGTGATACTGCATAGCTATTTTTCTCATACAGTTCTAAATCTTGAGTAGAACCGACTGTATCATTACCAACGAACGTAATTGAACCAGATGAAGTTTTAACAAATCCCCTTATCGCAGTAGTAGCTGCCCAGGTAGGTTCGCTCTGCACAATCCATTTTAAATTTTTTGGAGATACAGCAGTATTTGCTGATGTTCCAGTCACAGTTTCAGACTGAGTTGCAACTTTAATAACACCTTCCTGTGCTTCAGTAGATTTAGTACCTAAAAGCTTTTTAGGAGTTATTAAAACATTATCTAATGTTCCTGCAGCAGCTTCGACCTGTGTAGCTACACGAAGTGTACCACGCTGTGTCTCATTTGCTTCAAGAATATTAAGGGTATAATGGTCCCAGAGAGTTCCTGATTCAACTAATCCAGATAGAGCAACAACAGAAGTACGATCAGTACTATTAAATCTGGTTTTAATTTTTAATGGTGTAGAGATACGAGTATCGTCGACGCCTGCGTCGAATTCAACCTGTGTAGCAATTTCAGCTATACCACTTAAACTTTCAGTTGCTCTACGGTCATTTAAAGTTTTAGGAGTGACTGCACGGGTATAATCAGTTCCTGTATTAACTTCACTTTGCGTAGCAATTTCAATTAAACCAATTCTTCCATCAGTTGATGTCTTTTTATGTAACGTTTCTGGTGTTACAACCGCATTTGCCCATCCTTCCTGACTTTGTCCAGCAATTACTTCACTTTCAACTGCTAAAATTACCGCACCTTGTTGTGTTGGAGTAGCTTTATACTGATCCAAAGCTTTAGGTGAAACAACTAAATTATTAGTGTTTTTATTATAAACATTCGTACCATTTAATTCACGGCTAGAAGCTGGAGTAGCACCTGCAGTAGATACAAAAGTTACGATACCAGATAATGATTCAGAACCTTGACGAGCTTGAAGCTTTTTAGGAGTGATGATCGTAGTATCATCAGTACCTGTATTAGTTTCTTGTTGCGTAGCAATTTCAGCAACACCTCTACGAGTTTCTGTAGCAGTTCTTTCATTCAGCTTTTTAGGAGTGATGATAATATCGTCAGCAAAAGAGAATGTAGTATCCTGATTCACTTGGGCGGTAGTTGCTATTCTTGCGATACCTCTACGAGTTTCTGTAGCAGTACGGTTAGCTAATGTTTCTGGGGTAATTGCTAATTCTTTTTGTGGAGAATTTTCTAAATCGACGTTAGCTTGAGCTTGTGTAGCTAAAGCAATTACGCCTAATCTTGCTCTAGTAGAATTATTTAAAGAATCGACTCTTTCAACTGTTGGAACGTTTTGCTGTACAACCCAGTATTTTCCGTCAGAATCTTCTATATAAGCAAGTTGTAAAACTGGAACATAATTAGTTTCACCGTTAAAAACTAATTCTTGAACAGTCACCCATTCAGCCTCAGGCGGATATTCTGAACGTTTTGGGAATTGCAGCAATTGAACTGAAGAAGCAATTTTATCTTCACCGGCAGCTTTGATTTTAACTGTTTGGCCTTTTCTCATGTAATTCATGGAAATTTTAACAGTATCGCCAATGGAAATATCGGTCGGAAGCTGAAGTTCAATTGTTTGAGTTGTTCCATTATTCGCACCAAATACCATAACTTCTTCGTTTGGACGAATATTAGAATTAGTTGTTATAACACGTAAACGTGCTTTACTATCCCCGTCAAATAATCTCCATAATTTCTCATTATCATCATACATCAAGAAACCATCAATAGATGTACGGCCTTCAATGGAATGAGTTCCATCTTCTTGTACTGATGTAGTTTCATCATATGTAGTAACAATTGTATGATAAAGAGGATTTAATTTATCTAAATCAACGAAATTAATAATATCGCCATGATTAGCAAATCTCGGAAGTTTAATATTTATCGGTGCAGCAGAAGTAAATCTGCGCACGATAAAATCGTTTGACTGCGCCTGGTAGAGACTTGCTGGCGTCACAACTACCGCTTCTCTGCTATAATCAGCCACATACATTTGCCACAGACGATTACTAAAAATTAAAACTATCTGTGATTTTGGATGGGTCATTAGTACTGATCGTACTTGTTCGCCTCTAAAGTTTACAATACTTTGCACTGGAGCTACAATTAAAACTTGGTTAACTCCGGGTTTTCCACCAATATCTTGAAGAACGATAGTATCTCCATCAATTGGAGAAGTTGGCAAAGTAAATGTGATATCATTTCCTGCTGCAGTATTAACTGAAATTGATTCACCTGACTTTAATTGATAAGGTCCTGATGAAACAGTTGTCCAATTAGCATCAGTACGTAATGCTCTCCAGCGTACGCTATTAAAAGCTCCCGCTGGTTTTGGAATATCATTTATAGCAGCCCAAAAACGGTTATCATAAATGATTACAAAATCTTTTAAATATCCACGAGTTGGATCGTATTGTTGAACTGTGTTTTCTTGAATTAGGTAATCAACGTTAACACCGTCAGTTCCTACGGCACGATCAGCTAAAGCTACGTTGATTATTTTATCGCCACCTGCGTCCAGACCATCTTCTGCTCTGAACTTTCTTTTAATCTCGGCCATTCTCCCGGGCTCCTATTGTGTTTTCAATAATAAGTATTTATACTTGTTTACTTTAAGATTCGGATGGTATATAATAGAAATCTCACTAATTGAACGAGGTTCATATGGATTTAGAAATGATGCTGGATGAAGATTACAAAGAAGGAATCTGCTTAATTGACTTTAGTCAGATTGCGCTTTCAACTGCTTTGGTAAACTTTCCAGATAAAGAAAAAATTAATTTATCAATGGTTCGTTATTTGATATTGAACTCAATTAAGTTTAATGTCAAAAAAGCAAAAACTCTTGGATACACTAAAATTGTACTGTGTATTGATAACGCGAAATCTGGATACTGGCGTCGTGATTTTGCTTATTATTATAAGAAAAACCGTGGAAAAGCACGAGAAGAATCTACTTGGGATTGGGAAGGTTATTTTGAATCCAGTCATAAAGTTATAGATGAACTGAAAGCTTATATGCCATACATCGTTATGGATATTGATAAGTATGAAGCAGATGACCATATTGCTATTCTTGTTAAAAAGTTCTCTTTAGAAGGACATAAGATTTTAATCATTTCATCGGACGGTGACTTTACTCAACTTCACAAATACCCAAATGTTAAGCAATGGTCACCGATGCACAAGAAATGGGTTAAAATTAAAAGCGGTTCTGCTGAAATTGACTGCATGACTAAAATCCTTAAAGGCGACAAAAAGGATAACGTTGCTTCAGTTAAAGTACGATCTGACTTTTGGTTTACCAGAGTTGAAGGTGAACGAACTCCTTCAATGAAAACTTCAATCGTTGAAGCTATTGCTAATGACCGTGAGCAAGCTAAGGTGCTTCTCACAGAATCTGAATATAAT